GGTAAACGTCATGATTACTTTACTTCTTCTCTGCCTTGGACGCAGAAGGGACCTGGTGTATCTATAGGTCTTGCCGGTACTGCTTCTATAGTTGACCCGTCACCTGGTTCTGGTTATCTTCTCCATAGTGACGATAGACAGCTCGCCGCTGTTTCGGCTTATGGCGGTACCGCCTCTTCTTCAGGCGGTCGTAGATCTGCTTTTGGTAATGATTCTATTAAGTTTAACAACCTTCATGATTCTAATTTTAGTGTTGTAGGCGGTTTTGCCGGTAATGCCAGTGGACAGGTAACTATGTCTGCTCTAGAAGCTTCTACTTACCTTGGCAATGATTCTTATGTTGATTTGGACACTTCTAGCATTTTTACCATCAATAGTCTTCGTACTGCCTTCCAGATGCAAAAGTTCTACGAACGTCTTGCTCGTGGCGGCAGTCGGTATACAGAAGTGCTTCGCTCTTTCTTTGGCGTAGTTTCTCCGGACGCTCGTCTTCAGCGCCCTGAGTTCCTCGGGTCTTTCACTAAAATGGTTAACGTCAATCCAATAGCTCAAACCTCTGCAACCGACAGCACCTCACCTCAAGGCAATCTCTCTGCTTATGGTGTTACTGCCGCTAAGTTCCATGGTTTCACTAAGTCTTTTGTTGAGCATGGCTATATTTTTGGTTTTGTATGTGCTCGTGCCGATCTTACTTATCAGCAAGGTATTAACAAGATGTGGCTTCGTTCTACGGTTTATGACTTCTATTGGCCGACATTCGCCCATCTTGGTGAGCAGGCCATTGAGCTTCGTGAGATCTATGCCCAGGGTACTGCAGATGATACTACTGTTTTTGGTTATCAGGAACGTTATGCCGAATATCGCTATAAACCTTCGCAGATTACAGGTAAGTTTCGTAGCTCTGTAACTGGTGGCACTTTAGACAAGTGGCATTTGTCCCAGTTCTTTAAAAATGCTCCAACTCTCAACGAAGAATTTATAGTCGAAAATCCGCCTATTGAGCGTATTGTCGCTGTTCCTAGTGAGCCTGAGTTCTTGCTTGACGTAGGTTTCCGTTACATTACTGTGCGTCCTATGCCTATGTTTGGTACCCCTGGTCTTGTAGATCACTTCTAAAGGAGTTGGTTATATGTCATGGCTTTCCAATACATTAGGTAGTGTCGCTGGTTCTGTTCTTGGATCTGCAGTTCAAAATCATTACAATTCTGCTAATGCAGCACAGGCTAACGCGTGGAACGTCGAAAATTATAAACATCGTTATCAATGGGCTGTTGATGATATGCGCAAAGCTGGTCTTAATCCTATTCTTGCTGCAACTAATGGCATAGGCGGTTCTATATCTGGAGCTTCAGCTGCTTCTGTAGGTATGAGTGATATCGGTTCTACTATGAATTCTGCTAAAGCCGCTAGTGCCGCTGAAAGGCAGGCTAAGAATGCCGAGCATCTTGCAATATCCCAAATTGATAAAAACGTCGCAGAAGCCGATTCTGTGCGTCAGAGCACCCATGGTACAGTTCTTCAGAACGGTATTCTTGCAAACGATCTGAATCTTCGTGAGCAGACTTATGAAAAACGTCTTGGTTATGAGCTTGAAAAGATGAATCTGGAGCTTGAAAACCTTCGTCTTCAAGGTTCTTACCTTAGCTCTGGTGTTTTGAATAACATTGCTTCTGCTAATCGTGCTAACTCTGCCGCTGCTTTTGATAATATTCAAACTGAAATGGCAGGTATGGAACGTGATTTCTATAAAAATATTGAAAGTCTTACAGGTGCTCCTAGATCTGTCGCTAGTGGCGTTGGTTCTACTGTCAAGAATGTTATAGGCTTCCTCGGAGGTCGCTATTTTGGAAGGAGATAATTATATGTCTAATAAAACTACTATGATTCTGACTTTTATTGTTTCTGTTGTTGTTCCCTTTATTCAGGAAGTTGTGGATCTAATTGAAGCTCTGAAAGGTAAAGCTTCTTCGAATACTGTTACTGCTAAAAAAGTTGCTTCTGACTTTCAGACCGATGTTGCTCAACTTGTTGAGCCAGTTGCTAATAAGAATGATTCTAAAAAAACTGGCCGTTTTTTCGGTTCTTGGAGGGATTCTAAATGAGACGTCGCCGTTTATCTAAACGAGGTTCTCGTCGTCTTTTTCGGCGCACCTCCAGATCTCGTCGCAGAAATTTTAAAAGAGTAGGACGAGGTGGATTTAGGATTTGACATTCTGACCTAATCCTGATACAATCGGTACAGGTGATTAATATGGTTTGTTATAATCCTATTCTTATGTACCCAGTTGAAGGAGCGATTACCAAGAATGGAAAACAACATTATAGTTTTTACGGTAGCCTTGCCTCTCACCCTGAACTTGCTGGCGACAGCCGTTTCATTCGTTGTTCTTGTAAACAATGTATTGGTTGTCGTCTCGAAAATAGTAGACAGTGGGCTGTCCGTGCTGTCCACGAAGCCCGTTCTTCGTCTTCTGCTTATTTCGTTACTTGCACTTTTGACGACTATCATTTGCCATGTGACAAAAGCTTAAGCAAGAAATTTCATCAGACATTTATGAAAAATCTTCGTCGTGAGTATGGCAGTGGTATTCGCTTTCTTGGCTGTGGTGAATATGGTGAACTTCATGCTCGCCCCCATTATCATTATATTTTGTTTAATATTGATTTTGATGACAAAATTTTTCGGTTCCGTACAGATGGTTATAATACTTATACTTCTTCTCGTTTTGCCAAAGTATGGAAATACGGTATGCATCTTATTGGTGAGTTTAGCTTTGATTCTGCTGCCTATGTCGCTCGCTATATAGTTAAAAAACAGACAGGTAAAGATGCTCCTTCTCACTATAAAGGTCGCATTCCTGAATTTATGATTGCTTCCAATCGTCCCGGTATAGGTGCTAAATGGCTCGAGGATCATGGTGAAGAATGCTACGCTAATGATTATGTTGTTATCAACGGCAAAAAGATGCGTCCTCCTCGTTATTACGATAAAAAATTTGACGAAACGCATCCTCACTGGATGGAATACATTCGTAATAATCGCATTGAGAAGATGCTTCATAATTTGGAGAATAATACTTTTGAGCGTTTGGTTGACCGCTGTCGCGTTCAGGAAGGTAAGTATAAGCATTTTCTTGGTAGAAAACTTGACAAGGTATTATGACTGTGTTATTATTAAGTCAGAAATGAGGTGATGCTTATTAGTGAACTTGAAGCTATTAAAAATTTTTGTCGTAAGCGTGATATTTCTTTTGACTACTCTTTTCGTGGCAGTAAATATGCCGCTTACTGTCTTAAATCTGGTGATTCTAGGGTTGTTCGTATCGATAATGAGTATTTTGTTATATCAGCTACTCTTTATCTTATGATTCGTAGGTATTTAAGTGCATTTAGAAAAGGAGATGATTCCGCTGAGACTTTACTCCATTTATGATTCCAAGGCTGAACAGTTTAGTCCCCCTCAGGTTTATCACAACGATTTGCTTGCTCTGCGAGCTTTTGAAGGTATAGTTAACGATGATAAAATGCTTATTAAAAAATATCCTGAAGACTTTTCTCTTTATTATGTTGGCAATCTTGGTGACGGCGATGGTCGCTATTACATTGAGAATTGTGATGAGTCCCACATTCCTATCATCGTTGGTCGCGCCATAGAGTATGTGCAGACCATTGACAATGATTCTACTAAATGATAATCTAATAAAGAGCGTATCAGAAAAAGGACGATCTCACAGAGATCGCCCTTTTTTTTGTACGCTACGCCCGCCGCGTCTAGGCGCCTGCGAAAGGAGGTGAAACTATGAAATTTAAGACAGCTTATGATCCTGTAGAAGAACATGATCATTTCGGTATTGAGTTTACCATGCCCTCTCTTACCGTTCAGGACGAGAAAGATGAAGCTAATATCAATTACATCGTAAATAAGTATGCAGACGGTCAGAAAGGTATCATGACTCTTGACCTCGGCGATAGTTCGCAATACGCTTATCTGCAGTTCGGAGATGCAACGCTTCCTGGCGACTATAGCACTGCGCTCGAGCTTGTTTCTGGAGTTCGTGAAGAATTCTACAGTTTACCGGCATACGTTCGAGCAAAATTCGGTCATGATCCTATGAATTTTATCAACCAATTAAACAATCCTGAAACGCTCGAATATCTCCGTCGAGAAGGTCTGTATGGTAGTAAATATACCTTTGACGAACCACAACAGTCCGTAAGTAATAAACAAACACAAGAAGAAAGTAACACTTTAGAACAAAGTAATGAAGAAACACAAAAATAGGCGTCACCGAAGCCAGTTACTTACTTGATGTAACTGGCGTAGGTGACGCAAAAATAATCTAAAACCTAATAATAATTTGCTTTAGGTTAATTATTAGGTTTACACTTCGAAGAAGGTGAAATTTTGGCTCGAAAAAAAATAAGAGTTCGAGGACATCGCTTCAGCGATGCTCCTGCAATGTACATGAAAAGGACTAAGTTCGACCGTTCCCATGTTTATAAGACAACTTTTAACTCAGGTAAGCTTATACCTGTATTTGTTGATGAGGTTTTGCCTGGCGATACTGCTCGTATGTCTGTTAATTACTTCGCTCGGTTGGCTACTCCTATTAAGCCTATCATGGATAATATTTATCTGGACTGGTTTTTCTTTTTTGTCCCAAATCGCCTTGTTTGGGAACACTGGCAGAATTTCTGTTTTGAACAGGAAGACCCTGATGATAGTAATGATTATGTCATCCCTACTGTTACTGCTACCGGTAACTCTGATAATGCTTATTTAGGCTCTCTTTGGGATTATTTCGGCTTGCCTGTAAATACGAGTGGTAATTTGTCTGATATTAGTGCGCTTCCATTCCGTGGCGTTTATCTTATTTATAACGAATGGTTTAGAGATGAAAACCTCCAGAAATCTGTTAAGATTCAGAAAGGCGATACCAACGAAGTTTTAAACTCTGCTCGAGCTTCTGAGCAACCTGCTTGGGTGTTTACGTCTGGTTCTGATATTGTCCCTGGACTTGCTTGTCCGCCTCGCGGTAAACGTCATGATTACTTTACTTCTTCTCTGCCTTGGACGCAGAAGGGACCTG